TATTGCTCTTTCTTCTGTCATAGCTTCAATAGGTTTAGTGTTGTGTAACAAGTAACCTCTTGTATGCTTTACAAAGTCAGGCTTTTCTTCATCCTTCTTGAGTTCCCAATAGGCTTCTACAGGTGGAAGTATGCCACCCTTTAATGCACAAGCCATCCAATTAGGGTCAGGATGTGTAATCTTTGCAGGTTCATCAGGTGTCTCTGGGTCTTCCCATACAACACAATATTCTGTTCTGTGTGGCTCTAGTTTTTCTTTTGCCCAACACAGTCTATCCCAAAGATGTGTGCCTTGAAATTCTGGTGTTTCTATTGTCATGCTAAGTCTCCATGTACTTGTACATACACATAAGGAACATCATAAGGCTGTGTAGTACTCGGTCTTAAAACTGCAAATTGAAATGCAGATGTTGTTGAAGCAGTTTCTGTTCCCGGTGGTTTAAAATTGGGAACAAACATTGTTTCAAAGCTTCCAATTAAAACAGAAGAAGAACCTGTAACTGAATAATTAGCATCAGACATTACATTTGAAAAATTCAAAACGTAGTCACCTGTACCACCATCAGTAAGACTAGCAGTATTAAAACTATCCCTTGTCGCTATAGTGCCTGTACCATTAAAATTAACCCAAGCCTTCGCACTACCATTCACAACATAATCTGTATCCACAGACTTAGCTGTACCTGTTATCTGTCCACTTGTTGATAATGTATCAAATGCTATTGTTCCGTTTGCCATTATGCTAAGTCTCCGTGATAACTTATATTAAAATACAATAAATCAACTGAAGTATTTGAGAGATTTTTGCTCTCAACTCGTCTATCGCCAGTGCCGGGTGTACCTTTTCCTGCCATAACTCTTCCACCACCACCTGAATCTTGTTGAGCAAATGCTGAACAGGCATAGCCGGTACCACTATTAAAGCTATTGGTATAAGTTGGACTTGTGTCTCCTGTGCCATTGTCTGACACACTAGAGATATTATTGCTATCATATATTGCCGCAGTATCCGTAGCTTTATAAGCTAAAAATGCCTTTGCCAACCCTTGCTGTATACTTGTCTGATTGCTACCCTCACCTCTAATAGTCATAGAGTTTGCACTTGCACTAACTACAGGTGTTGAGCCAATGGTTATGGTTGTTGCAGTGGACTTGCCTGTGATTGTGTCTAATATTACTGTACTCACGCTAGGTCTCCTGATATTACTGTAGTCGTATTATAATCTGTACTAGCACCACTAGCATTTGATGGATTTACATTCACGCCAGTTGTGCCGGGATTCATAAAAAGACCTTGCCCATTTCTTGTTGATTGATTCGCACCAGCAGGACAGATACTTGCACTAGCAAAATCATTTGTAAACCCAAATGTATAATTACCAGTGCTATTATCAGTAGCTGAAGCTATATTAAAAGAATCTTGTGGGTCATGGGAATGAGCATGAACCCATGCCTTTACTAACCCTTGAACAAGGTTTTGTGTAGCTGCTCCACCATCAGAAGTGTGTATAGCATTATTACCAACTGTATGTACACCGGTAACTGCAAGTGTGCCACCAACTGTGGCATTTGCACCACTCATTGTAATAGCAGTATCACTACCACTTGTGCCTTGTAACTTATCTACCTTGATTGTACTCACGATACCACCAACCTTCCACCATCATTGACAGTCAATGTGATGCCACTATTTACAGTAAGTGTTCCTGTTACCTGTGCATTTTCTGTGGCAAGTATTGTTATGTTTGTATCTAAGGCTTGTGCATTAGTTCTAAACATACCACCATTTTTAAAGTTACCCTTGAACTCTGCTGTAGGTGTAATTGTTCCTGCTGATAACTCAAGAAAGTATACAAAGATATTACCTGTACCACTTGAGGGTGCTGCCGAGAATGTTAATGTTGAGCCATCAGGTACAGTGTAAGCTGCACTATCTTGGACAACACCATCAACACTTACAAGTATCTCTTGTACTGAACCTACTGTTCTTCCTAGTGCAAAGGTTGTATCAGAACCATCACCATTAAATCTTACGACAGCAGGTGGTGCTTGGAAGTTAGCAGGTACTACATTTCCTAAGTATGCCATTCTATCTCCTATTCACTAATAGTATCAACTGCTGAGACAACAACATCAAGTGAATTTGTTACACTTGACTTTGCTCTTAGTTTATCACCTGTTTGTAATATTATTTTTGAACCACCATCTATTAACTCTAATGCACCACCTACAGGTATAGGTGCAGATTTAATTAGGTAAGCTGTTACGTTATTACTATTGTCAGTAATAGCTACGTCTACAGTTATCTGTGATGTATGTATGTTAGCCATCCTTATACCAACTATTGCATCATCACTGTTTGATGTAGCTCTTATATCTGCAAGAGCAGTATCTATATTAGCTGTAAGGGTTCTTTCAAAGTCTTGTGCCATTTCTTTTTCCTTTTATATAATTATACTCGGTATCGCTTCTTTTGTCAAGTAAAATCTGATTATAATGCTATTGCCATAGCTGTTGCAAAGCCTTTACTTGCTGAAGCTCCTCCTGCATACGTTTTAAGTGCAGAAGCTGTTACTTTTCTATTTGTACCACCTGCACCATTATCAACAATAAACAAGTCTGCATCGGCAACTGCTTCACCTATATCTGTACCACCATCTATGTCCAATGCAGTCAGTGATATTTTGTTAGCTGTTGAGATTGTACTAAGTTTACTATCTGCAATAGAACCTGCTAAATGCTCATTGTCAACAGAACCATCTACATATTGGTCGCTATCAACTGAGTTAGCAGCCATCTTAGCTACAGTAATTTGTGAATCAGCTATGTGTGCAGTGTCAATAGAGCCATCTGTATAATGTTCAGAATTTATAGCATCATCTGCTATCTTATCACCTGTTACAGCATCAGCAGCTAATTCAGCAGTTACAACACCACCATCTTTAATTGTTACAGCACCACTTGATACAGCAAAGTTATCAGAACTAAAAGAAGCAACACCCTTATTAGAAGTAGAAGCATCTTCACCGGCTATAGTGATAGCATTTCCTGTAGCAGAAGTATCTATACCTTCTCCACCTGAAACAGTTAAAGTCTCACCGTCTAAGTCAATAGCTATTGTGCCACTATCTGTTGTTATATCTAAATCTTCAGCAGTAATCTGTGTATCTACATAATCTTTAACAGCCGCTGAAGTAGGTATAGTTGTATCATTGTCATTAGAGCCAATACCTTCTGATTCAAGTACAACAGCAGATGCTTTTAAGTTATCTACCTCAATGTTAGATATTGTATTATTGTCTGCATCAACAGTTTTGTTTGTAAGCGACTGTGAACCTGTTAGTGTAGCAACAGTACTGTCAATGGCTACAGTAAGTGTATTGCCTGAACCTGTTGTGTCAATACCTGTGCCACCTGCAATGTCTAAGGTTTCACTGTCTAGGTCAATGCTTAATGCTCCACCTGAGTCACCCTGAAAGTCTAAATCTTGTGCAGTAACTTGAGCATCTACATATGTTTTAATAGATTTTGCAGAAGCTAATGTATCATCACTGCTTGATACAGAAGATAAATCTGTATCTAATACACCTGATTTAAGATTGTCAACTTCAATGTTAGATACAGTGTTGTTATCTACATCTATTGTTTTGTTGGTAAGTGATTGAGAACCTGCAAGTGTAGCTACAGTAGAATCTATTGCAAAGGTAACAGCATTACCACTACCACTTGTGTCAATTCCTGTACCACCTGTGAGTGTAAGTGTCTCACTATCTAAGTCAATATTTAACGCACCACCACTGTCTGCTTGGAAGTCTAAGTCTTGAGCAGTTACTGTAGCATCTACGTATGCCTTTACAGACTGCTGTGTAGGCACTAGGGTATTACTATTAGAAGACATGTCATCTTCATCAGCAAAAGCTGTAATAGTTATTGTACCGTCAGATAAACTGCCATAGGTAAGTGTTCCTGATACGTCAGCATTACCATTTATGTCAATGGTAGTGGCAGCTATTTGTACTTCTGTGTCTGCAACAATGTCAAGTTGTCCATCCGTACTTGAATGGATGTATATAGCTGTGTCTCTGAATTGTAACTTCTCTGTAGAAGCAATAAGTATGTCATCACTAAATTCAAAATAATCCTCGTCTTCCATCCATTTCATTACACCATCATTACCATTTGCATTAAATGTAATGACTATATCAGCATCTGTTGAACCATCGCCAAAGCTAAGTGTATTACCTAGTAGGCTAGTAACAGGACCACCTTCTGCTGTAGTGCCATCGTGTGTATGTCCTGTTCCTGCAGCGAAGGCAGCTAATATCTGATTAAACTCATCATTGGTATGAGCAGCAGTTATTACGTCTCCATCTGTGTACGAGGACTGTCTTGTATATGTAGCTCCCATTAACGTCTAGCTCCTAGTTGATATTCTAATTGAAAACCTTTAAGTGAATAAGGTGCACTTCCTGTGCCATCCGTAACTCTTAAAGCAACAGCAAATCCTGAACCTTCTACTGCTTGCCTAACTAAAGGTTGTGATGCTCCACCATATGTAGGTACTCCATAAACTGACGTACCATATATAGCAACAACATCTTCTGAATCTAGTGGATATGCTGCAGGTCTCGGTGCATCTTTATCCTCGTAGTCATATCTTAAAAATAAGTCTGCATCTATTGCTGCTTCAGGCTTATAGTTTATAATAACCCTTTGCATATGCTTTCTTATTCCGGGGTCATTAAATGTTAAGTCAGGACTTCTATATTTACCTGCTATATTAACACCATTAAATGTATTGCCTACTTCTTGCCTATATATAAAACCATCTGCGTATCCACCATGTAAAACAAGGACATCTCCATCATCTACGAAGTGGTCAGTACTAGCAGGTTTTATTCCTCTAATCTCTGCAAACTCAAACTTCTGTCCTCTAAGTGAACATATGATACCTTTAGTTTGATTATCTACAGTACCACTTTTAGTAAAGAATATTCTATATTGTGTCTTATCAGGTATGACTATACTGTCAAACTCTGATGCACTAGCTATATTCTCATTAAATATAGACTGCACATTAGAACTTATAGTTCCCAATTCCACGTCACCAATTCTTGCTGTACCTGCAATGGTTCTTAAACCATCAGGACCTAAGAATATAAGGTCACCTGCAAATTCTTGGATTGTATCACCGTTGATACATCCTATATCTCTTGTTATGTCTGTCATCGCAAAGTCAGTTACAGACGAACCTGCTAATTTAAATATTCTATTCTCACAAAAGACAAACAAGTTATCACGGAAAACTTTGATGCCTGTTATGGTATCATCAACCTTGATACTGCCTGAACCTGAACCACTAGAGAAGTTATCTTCATCAAATGGTTTACTAAACACTAATTCCTGTGGAGTACCTGACATGCCTGAATAAAACATGTGGTCTCTAAATGATGCTACGTGTTTAGCACCTGCAACAGCAGACTCTGAAACATCTGAAGCTACTAGTGAAGAGTTAAATATAGTCGGTGCATTAGCACCATCAACAACTATAATCTTATCTGTGTTATCATAGTTATATCTTTCAAACCTATACTTTAAAGCACCTGTTCTGCCACTATCTCTGCTAGTCCATGATGAACCACCCGGAGTTGCACTATATATACTAGTACCTCTAGCAGCTAACACGACACTACCAAAGGTTGCAACCATAAGTACTTTTTCTGTAGCAGATGCTGTCTGTGGTACAACTGCTGTTACATACTTAGAGTATCCATTTATTCTTCTGTAGCCACCTGTTATGTCAGGCTCAAAGTTCTCTAACTCTAATGCTTCACCCGGTTGCATCATAAAGGTAGATTTGTTTAGTACTAACCCACCTTCACAAGTAAATGCTGAAGGTACTGTTTGAGATTGGTCTGCCATTATAATGCCCTAATGTCTGCACTACCTGTTCTAGCTATAAAGGTTGAACGTAGGTATGAGAATTTATTTACTAATAGTGTTTGCATATTCTTAATGCCTTGTTCAAATCTCTGCATATTAAGTTGATACTGTTGTGTCTCACCTCTATACTGATACACAAATGCTGTAGCACCATCTACAATTACAGGTGCAAATCTATCAGGTATAGTTGTAGTATCTCCATGTGCTGATAAATCACTTGGGAATGTGTAGTAATCAAACTTTATTGCATATGCTTTATTTGGAAATGGGTATAGAAGATAATTATTATCAGGTGTTCTCACTACATATTCAGGAACACCACCTCTGTCAAACTGTGCTACTGTGACACCACTAGCTATTGAAGCAGCTGTTGTGCTACTTGCACCTCTTGTACAACCTGTAAATGTAGTACTAGTTACTCCTGTATAAGTAATTGTCTCATTACCTATGACTATTGTACCTGCACTATCAAATCCTGTAGTGCTTGCTACAGTTATAGTTGTTATACTATCTGTGTGTATTGTACTAGTTGTTGTAGTATTTATTTCATCTTCTTGATTTATAACTCTATTTATGTAGTCATTATAATCAAGTAGATTTAATTTGTATCCACTATTACCTAAGTCACTATCCTTGACTATTCTAAATGTATTGTAATCTACTGTCTTAGTAGAAGCAGGTAAACTATACCTAACCACACCTGCTGTCAGTGTCTGAGTAGCAGTAGCATGATTAAAGGGATAGTTAAACTCTCTCTGATTAATAAAACGTATAGATTCATTAACTGCGTTTTGGCATTGAACTTGTATACCCCTAGCACTAGAAAAGGTCGCTGAAGTTAATGCAACCTCATTCAACCTTGCTATTACTTTATTTGTTATTGTTAGGTAAGTCTCTGCCATAATAATTCCTATAAATATAAGAGAGCAAGTTGCCCTGCTCCCTTATGTATGATTTAAGCTAAAGTGTCTCTGTCAACTTCGTCAGCAGACATGTCACCTTGGTCACTTATATCCATCATTATTGCATACACACGGATTGAACCGGCAGTAAATGATGCACCACCACCTGCTAATAACACGTCAATAGTGTCAGCAGAAGTAGAAGCAGTCATACCTGTTATTGCAATCTGAGGAGCATAAGCACCATCGGCAGCACCGTCAATATCAAAAGTTGCAACAAACTCATCAACGTCACCACCTGTGAAACCAAGTGATGCAGTTGCATCTGTGCCAGTATTCTGAGTTGCACTAGTTACAACCTGAAGACCTGCAGCCACGATAAGAGTATTAGCTGGAACTGTGATAGCTTGAATAGTATCACCGTTTGGATTAATGCTATTAGCAGTTAAGTCAATAACATTATCCATGTAGTATACGTTCCTACCTCTCTGGGAGTTGCCAGAAGCGGCTTTAAGAACAGCAGTAATATTCGCCATAATTCAATCTCCCTATGCTAAGTGGTAAGCGGCAGTACAGATTGCTTCAGGGCGAAGAATCTTTCTACCATATAAATGCATACCACGAACAATATCAGCAAAAGAATCAGGGTCTCTATAAGTCTCTGTCTTGTTGATTTGCTCGGCAGTAGCTATTGATGAAGAGTGACCAGCAACAATAACACCAAAGTTTGTAGAACTGTTCGCACCTGTATTAGATGGTCCTGTTCCTAGACTTGGTAGGTTATTTGACTGATACACTTTAAATCCGTGTAGATTATTAAGAACTAAACCATTCTGTAGTCCTGAACCACCAAAGTCTGCATCAAACAATCTTGTGTCCTCATCCTTTAGTACTTCAATAAATACAGGGTCTAACACTAACCATCTTCCGTTAGTATCAACATTCTGTTGGTCTAGTAGTCTTGACATTCTAGCAATAACTGTCAATGGGTTTCTATCTCCATTAGCAGGAGCAGCAGTAGTAGCTCCACCTGTTCTTGGTAAGATAGCTACAGCATCTCCAGCAGAACCACCGAAGTCTTCAGCATCAATTTTCATTGAGGATAAGAGTTCGTCAGAACCTGCTGTTGAAACAGCTACACTACCATTAGTAGTTGTATTAGCTGTGTCTGCAACACCATGTGTAGCTGATTGCTTATAACCTGACATATAACCAAGTACGTCTTGGTCAAATTGGTCGGCTAGTCTATAGGCTGCTCTATCAGATGCTAACTGTTGAAAGTTAACGTGTGAATGAGCTTCCTCAATATCATCCACTTTAAATGCAAAGTAATTAGCTTTGTCAATATTAAGTGAAAATTCTTCGTCATCAAGGTCTTGAGGAGTTATTGTAGTTCCTCTAGAATATGCCTTGACTGTTATTTCTGGTTCTTTGATAACCTTAACGGAATCGCCCATATTAGCAATCTCACCGAAGTAATCATTATTAGTGATTGCATCGACAATAGATGACTTACGGAACGCAAGTTGCACCTGTTTGCTGTAAATAATAGGACTAAAATTACCGTTAGGAAGATTACCATAACCAGCTGCTGCTGTAAATGCCATTTTTAAATCTCCTTAAACATTTATCATATGTACACGGAATGTGTACTATAGTTTTAGTCATTTACTTTATAAGGACCATTCATGCGTTGAGGTTGTACGTAGGATAGCGATTCCTGTGTAGGCTCACATAATTGGGTAATCTCTAAAGTTAGGGTAGTAGTATAACATAAGTATCCAAACATGGGGTTATGTTATACCTTTAGTTATGTATAGTTATATACATAAATTCTTTGTTGTCAACTTTATTTTTAATTTATCTAGCTGAACCAGATACATCGTATACAAAGTTGCCTGACCTGATTGCTTCCATTATTGCATCAGCCTGTTTCTCATACTGTGCAGAGGACATTTTCTGAACCTGTGACTCAAGTATTTTTTTACCAGAATCTGTTGCATCAACTTTAGTGCGTGTAGCTTTTGCTCCAACTTCCATAGCAGCACTCTTATCACTCTTTGTTGTAGTTTTCTTACCAAGTCCTTTGTCTGCTTTGTAGAGGTCAATGGCTCTTGCAGCTGACCTTGCATCATTGTCATTCTCATATAGTGCTTCCTGTACCCATTTAGGTTGTTCATCTGCCCATTCATGGAAGTCATCACTATCTCTAATATCACCAAAGTCAGGATGCATTCTCATTAATTCTGCTTCAGCTTTTTCTTTTTGTGCATCAGCAGACATCTCATCTATCTTCTGTAGTCTACTTTCTATATCTGCTGACTGCTCTCTTGCTTTCTTCATAGCAATAGTCTCAACAATTTTAGCTACATCAGGATAATCCTTTGCCCATGCTTCTATATCAGCATCAGACTTAGGTAGTTTCATTTCTTTCTTAGTAGCACTTTCTAACTGACCTTTTAATTCATCAAGTTGTTTTTGAAACTGCTTTTCTTTTTCTTGGGAGTGTCTACGTAAATCTCCATATCGTTTCTTAAAAGTTTTTTCTTCAGCAGTAGTCGGTTCTTCTTCACTCGGAGTTTCCTCTTCGCTAGTCTCACCTGAACCTTTTTGCTCTTCAACGAGCCTTGCAAGTTCTTCTTCATCTCGCTTTACTCTCTCCTCCTGAGAATAAGGTCTATTCATAAACATTGCTTTCTTAGGTGTATTTTCTTCCACCATTATAGTATTAGCTTCTTCAGCCATTAGTTTTCTCCTTTGGGGTTATCGTAGCCATTTATTGTTGTTGGGGGATAAGTAGCCATTATATCACGACTTAATATATAAGTCAATGAATTAATTGTGAATTATTAACGTGAAGCTAATCCACCTCGCTTCATATACTTTTTCTTTAATTTACCTGATGCTTTACGTTTGGTTATGAACGAACCTTTAGCTTCAGCTTCCCCACCCATACCAGCATCTGAACTATCAGCTCCTCCCGGACCATCTACTCCACTACTTGAGTTGGCATCATTAGAGTTTGTACCACTTGTTGAGGCTGAACCATCATCATTATCTGTACTAATACTTCCTAATCCTTGGTCGGATGGACTTTGAGAAGGTGCTCCACTATCAACTGTATCACCCGGACTTTCATCAGACAAGCTAGTCACATCCACATCTTCAATACCAATGTTCTGTGAACCTATGCCTGTGGTTTCACCTATACCATAGCCACTCTTCATATTACTAAATCTACCAGCTTTAGTATTCATACTAGGGTCAGTTCTACCTTTAACTGCAGCTTTGTCTCTTGCATCACTTACTGAAGGGGTCATTTTACCTGTTATTTTTTCTAACTCTCTAAGATGCCTATTTGCATTTTGTTTAGCTTTGTCAGATGCATTAGGGTCATTTATAGTATCAATAGCACTCTTACCTGTAAAAGATGTTTTTGAATTCACCATAGCTTTAAAGTTATTTGTAAAATCTTTTACAGAAGAAAATTCAGCATCGCCCTTTGATGATGTGGCTGAACCATATATATCATAAAAAGCTCCTGTTGGACTAAAACTTCCCGGTTCATTTTTCTGTTCAAAAGAAGGAGTTACTCCATATGCATTTTTTGTATCATTTAAAGACATTCCAAAAACAGCTTGTGATAAGGCTTCATTTCTAGCATCTACAGCAGTAGTATCTCCAGAATATGCTGGGTCATCTGTTATACCATAGTCCTTCATATCATAACCATAAGCTGCTGTTATTGCATTTAATTGTGCAGGATTAGGTTGACCTATTTGATTAAATGTATCTATAGGATTTACACCTTTTGTGGCTGCATTATATGCATTTGCTATTCCGAAAACAGGATTTGCAACAGTCATAACTCCATATCCAAGTTGTTGCAATCCTTTAGCAAATCCTGTCTGACCTTTAGCTTGTTCCAAAGCACCTAAAACAGAAGCACCTTTTTGAGATTGATTCATATTTCCCATGTTTTTTGATACATCAGCAGTAGACATATTGGTAAAGTCTGTACTTACAATAGAATTATCTAATCCTCTAACTTGACTTGTACCTGACAATACATTAGAATCACCACCATCAGGTTGGTCTTGCCTTACACTAGTGCTTTGTACGATAGGTTTTTTTTCAGGAGTAACTTCTTCTTCTGCTGTATACTTACTATAACCTTCAGGTATAGGATATATAGGCTTACCATCTACAAATGGTATAAATAACTTTTGTCCTGCATCATTTCTATATTCTAATGTTTCTCTTTTACCACCAACCGTAGGCATTAATGTTGAAAATGATGGAAAGGTCTGCTGTTGTTGAAGAGGTTGTATAGGTTGTTGAGTTTGTGTTTGTCCAGTAAAAGGTTGAAAGGGTGCAGTTGATTGTTGGTAGTTTTGGAAGTAAGAAGGTTGTGTAGCAATATTAGTAGGAACTTGATATGTACCTGTTGGACTAGTAAAACCCCCCACTGCCATATTTTTAGTTTCAGGCATTGGTCTTGTAGTTATAGGAGGTAGCTGTCCACCTATCATAGGTATAGGCATAGGTTTACCTTCTACCATTACATAGCCACCTTCAGCCATTTCCTGTGGCTCATCTTCGTCTTCCATATCTAGGTCATCTAAACTAAAAGGCATTTCATCAGGGAGTGTAGCTTCTTCACTATTACCCATCTGACCCATTGCTTCCATTTTAGCTAGACCTGCTTTAGCTTCATCACGTAATTCCATTATCTTTTCTAAACCATGAAAGCGAACTACATCAGCAGGTAAAACAAATTCACCTTCGCTTAACTGTGCAGGTATATCATCTCTCACTTCTTCTCGTGTAGAACCTGTAGGTACATCATTACCTGATACTTCATCAATCATGCCACCTTCATCTTTAAGACCACCATTATCAAACATTTCCATTTGTTTAGGTATACCACCTTTATTAAGTTCATTCAAAGTAGCTACTGCTTCAATCTCAGGACCTGTAAGATTTCTTCCTGTCATTACATCTTCAGGTGTACGACCCCTACGATATAGTTCAGTCATAAGGTCATTTCTAGAAAGTTGAGTTAAATCAGAATCTTTGACTCCAACCTTAGCTTGTTCTCCTTTTTGTATATCCTTATCTTCTGTCTTCTGTGCCATTTATTTCATCCCTTAATAATTTTAATCTGTTAAGAGTAGCTATTGCTCCTTGTGCTCTATGCATCATAACTACATTATCAGTCTGTTCTAGTATCTTGTGTTGCTTCGTAACTAGTATATCTATATAATCATTGAAGCTGTTCAGAAGCTTGAGGTTGTTCACCAACGGCTTCAGTTGGCTGATTACTTGCTTGTTGTTGTTGTTGTTGTTGAGGTTGTCCATTTTGAGGTGTTCCTGTAAATCCTTGTTCTCCCGGAGTTGGTGCTATTCCTGTACCTATTGTACCACCACCTGCTCCTGTAGGGTCTAATGGGTTAGCTCCTGCTGGGGGTTGTTGTCCTTGTTGTGGTTGTTCAGCTTGCATACCTTTCATAATCTCAGCTTGCAATGCCGCTTCATCCATATTGTTTGTAACCTTATCTGGGTCAAGACCCATTGAGGTTGCAATCTCTCTAATGATATATTGAAACTTAGCAAAGGGTGCAAGAGGTTGGCTACTTGCAACTTGTAAGAACTGCATTAATCTTTGTGACCTTACTTCATTAGCCATCAAGCTTTCAGTTCCACGTGCTTTAACTTCTAAGTCTCCCTTAATACTTTTATCAAAGTCAAACTGCATATTAAATCTAAAGAAGCCTTCACCTAGTGGCTTAAGTAAATAATCATCTACGTTTTTAATAACAGTTTTAATGCTACCACTCGCAGCATTCATTAACATTGATATACCTGAAGCAGTTCTACCTACTCCTGACACACCTGTTTGTCCATGTGCAAATGATGGCAGTCCAGTGCTTTCGTCTGCAAGCTGTCTAGCTTTATCAAACAACTGTAAGTTTTCCTGTGAAACATTTGGAAACTTTGTACCAAAGATAGCTTGACCCGGAGCACCACCTTGTCTTCTAAACACTTTACCCGGATATACAGATAAGTCCTGTCCCGGAACTAGGTTAGTTTCATCTACTTCTATAAGTAAGTTACCTGATAACACAGCATTGTCTACAGACATTCTCATAAAACCATTCATAAGAGTCTGTGTATCATCCATGTTTTCAGCTATACCAACACCAAAAAATGAATAAGGATTCAATTCATAAGGTGCAGCCATATAAGGTATCTTTGCTGGTTTAAATGGGTTAAGTACCATACGTAATAGTTTACCATTACATATCCATATGTTTGCTTGAAGCTCATCATATTCTTTTAACTCTTTAGGTATATCAATCTCATTATCTATTAATAATTCTGTATCACACATACCCCAATATTCTAATACTTCAAACCTATCAATACTAGTGTCAGGTGAGTAATCAGATAAATCATCTTCCCAATACTTTCTAACATAATTTTCACCTGCTGCAATAGCTTCATCAATAACAGAACCTCTAAAGAAAGGTCTCTTTTTTAATGCACGCAACTGTGTTCTTGACATCTTGTGTCTTTCAATAACAAATTGTGCTTCATCCATATTAGCAGCATCAGGGTCAGGAAAGAAGTTCCAAACAGATACGTGATTTAATTGAGGTACAGTTTTAAAGACAGGGTTATATTCACCTTCGTCATCCCAATTAGGATATTCTTTATCTGCTGCAAAAGGACCTTTCATTACACCTGTACCAAATAATGCCATCTCAAATGCTGTGCTTCTTAAATGTTTTGATGCACTAGACTCTTCTAATTGGTCATGTATTTTCTTTTGCATTTGTTTTGCTGCAACCATAGCAGGACTAAATGTAACTGATGAAGGAGTTTGTCCTACACCTTCTCTTAAGTTATCTATGTCTTGTAGCTTCTCTGTGAGAGGTCCTAGCTTGTCTTCTAGTGTTTGGGCAGTAGCACCTGCTGGTAACTCTTTACCATCACCAGTAAAGCCATATGGGCTGCCTAGGGCAGGGTTGTCTCTAAGCTGTTCAGGTTCTTTAGGGTCAAAGCTAACATCACCTACTACACCTTCAGGTAATTCTGTTGGTTCTATACTTATAGGAAACTTACCACCTGCAAATAAAACATCAGCTATTTGACCATAAGCAGCGAGTGTTTTTGTTTTAGTAACTTTAATAAACACACGTGACTTTTCAGCTTCAGTAAATTGTACATCAGAACCGTATAAACCTCTATAGTTTCTATAAGCTCTTAGCCATCTCTCTTCATCATTATTTCTATAATCTTCCGACCTTTGATATTTTTCAGATACAAAGTCAACCATACTACTTACTTGAATATCATCAACTATACTTTCTTCAGTATCTTCTAATGCTATTGCCTTGTCTTCCATTATAATTTCTTCTTCAGCCATATTGTTTTCCTTTAATATCCAAATGTAGAGTCTGCTATTGGCATACTTCTCTTAGGACCACCCATAGGGTCATAATCAAATATACTAAATCTTGGTCGTGACATTATACCATATCGTAAGGCATCATACAAGTGGTCTTCTGAATGTGTGTCAATATCTTCAGGATTCTTTTTATCAATAGGTAATGCAGGTAACTGCGATGTTATATTAGTACATGTATTAAAAAATACTAATCTAGGTTCTTCTGTAAACTCATCTACCTGTAATCTTCTATGGATTTCATTCTTTCCTGATACACGACTACCTTTACTTCTATCTGAAGGTCTCCAACGACACCCTCTCATAATCATCTGTTCTGCAAGAGATGGACCAGTATCCCCACGTTTATGCCAAAGGCTACTATCCAACACACCGTACTTAATATTTCCATCACCTGACTCTGCTTCTAATATCATATCTGCCAAATCTGTGGCAAGGACTTTGCTAACATAGAGTTCTCTATATACAATAAGTTGTTCAGATGGCGATACAGCAAACCAAACAACACCAGACTTACTACCGTAACCATAATCGCAAGCTCTAAACTTAACCCAATTACTAGGTATGCGAAAAGGCTCAACAGTATGGATGCTCCTATCAAACTCAGTAAAAGCAGCACCTTCCTTAATATCCCAATCGCCATCCAATAATTGCCTTCGTTGCTGTTCAGGTAATGATAAGAGCATGGCTTCGTAATCCCCTTGCTCTGCAAGATAAGGATTGTCTGATAATCGTGCAGGGATAAATCTCCTTTTAAATAATGATTTTCCAGCCTTTGCATGTCCTGCCGGATACTTAAGTGCTTCTCCTGTTTCAATGTCGGTTGCATCGTAGGGTCTTCCATAAGGTGATGGGTCAATAAACATTTTCTTTACCCAGTGATGACCTCTTCCACCCGGGTTAGTAGTTGCCCTCATATAGATAGGCAAATCAGGTGCAGTAGAACGAAGTCGTGACCTCATGTAATTCCAAGCATACGGAGTAGACCATTGTGTTAATTCGTCAAACCCTATCCAACTAAATGCCAATCCTTGATAACGAAGTACATCATCGTCTCTATCTAGGTATGACATCCATAACCTTGCACCTGATGGTGCAACCCATTGCATCTTTCTTTCTGACCATTTAATTCCCGGATATACTTTAGGATATATCTCTTGAGATTTAAATATAAGTTCTCTTAA